CTTGGTTTACTAATTACATTTATCTTACCTTCAGAATCTATTTGTGCTGAAGTTCCTTTAGGTAACTTAGCTGCTTTAAGTTCAGCGTCAGTCATTAACCTAGCTGCCTTTTTAGGTTTTGCTTTTTCTAAGGCAATTATTGTTGCTGGTAATTTTTCGGCACCTTGACCTATTGCTCTTAAAGTTCCTGCTAAAGGACTTTCGCCTTGTCTTTGAGTAGCTTGTAATAATGGAGCTGCAAATTGAGCTGCAATAATTCCCTTTTCCCTACTAGTAAGTCCACCTTCTTGAAAATGCTGAATATTAGTAATCCCACCTTTATTAAATTGTTTAGGTTTATGCATTTTAAAATATCTATCTCTAAACATTTTTCTTGTTAATACTTTTTCCATATTACCTCGGTTGCATTAAATTATAAGTAGAGTAAGCACCTAAACCAGCACCAAGAGCTTGTCCCAAAGGATTAGCACCGGGAGCCGTGGAGGCTGTAATTGTGCTCTGTGTAGTAGGTAAGTTAGTCATTATACCTTTTAAGAATTCTATTCTTTGGAATGGTTCAAAAGCTCTTTGTAAAGCTGTTTGTCTTTGAGCTGTTAATTGCTGTTGACCAATTCCTCTTTGAACTGCACCAGCTTGAAGTTGCGCTTGAATATCTGCGAGGGACATTGCTTGTTGTTGAGCACCTAATTGACCCAATGCTTGGCCTGCAGCTAACTGTTGTTGTCTTTGTGTTTGTGCAGCTCCTAATGCAGTTTGAAATCCTTGAGCTTGAGCTTGTCCAATGTTTGCTAATCTTGCTCTTTCTATTTCAGCTTCTGCAATACCCTGCCTTGCTCCACCAAAGGCACCAGCTCCAACAGCTTGTGCTCCTAATCTATTTGTTGCAATATTAGCTTGTCTTGTAATTTCATCAGTTACAAATGACTGAAAAGGATTCATAAATTGTTGTATGTTTGGAGTTTGTTGTGCAGCAAGTAAAGATCCTATACCCGCACCAACAGTAGGAGCACCTACTCCTGTTTGTCCTGCTTGTCTAATTGCAGCTTGTTCAATTCCTGAGATAGGCGCAACTTGGACTGCGGGTAAATTAACTGGTTGTGCTGCTAACCTTGCAGCTTCATCATATAAAGAAAGTTTTCTAGCCTCAACTCCAGGTGCCTCTCTTTGTGTAACTGTAGAACTTCCAGTTGTTGTTGGAGCTGAACTCCCTCCTCCAAATATAAAACTCATTATTTAATCTCCTTTGTATATAAATATCTTCTAACTTCCCAACCTTTTGTTTTCAAAAAAGGTTGCCATCCAGGTCTTGCATGAACTGCAATTCTTTTACATTTAGTTTCTTTTGCAAGAGTTTCAATTTTATTTGCAAGTTTATCTTGCCATAAATTTCTTTTTTCACCTTTAAGTAAAATAACTTCACATTGTTTAAAATTAGGTAATGCCACTATTCTAGTAACACAAACGCCAAAAACTTTGTATCCTTCTCCATCATCTGATCCAAATATTAAGTGTAATTGCATTGAACCATCATTTAAAAATTTTTTTAAATCATCAATACTCATAGGGTCACCATCATATTTTAAACCCTCTCTCAACATAAATTCACAAAGATCCCAATAGGTATCTAGAGTTTGTGGATAAATCTCTAATACTTCTATCTCTTTTTTAATTTTAATTTTTCTTGCTTCCATTTGTTATATCGTAAATTCTCTTTAATTGTTTTTGTTGATTATAGAAAAAGTCTGCACCAGCTTTTCTCATACCTTTAAAATTTTTTGGATCAGCTCCTGACATTATACCAGCTCCTAATACTGCATCTGCTCTTGATACAAATTCACCGTCTGCTAGTTGCGCTAACATTGTGTCTTCGTCTTTATCACCAACACCAGCTCCATCTTCAACATATCCTGATGCTCTAACATAATTATTTACATCGTTTTCATCATGGTCAACTTTTGAAGGTAAATAGTTTACACCACCTTCGTTATACTTTGGCAACATCGTAGCCAAACCACCTTCATTAGCATAAAACATATTAGAGCCTGTAACTTCGTCTCTTGTTGGCATTGCTTCACTCAAAGAAACAGGAGTAAATGCACCTTTTAACTTGTCTTGTTGAGCAGCTAATTCTCTTTTGTAATCTTCCTCTGTAAAGGTTGGTTTAACTTCTTCTTCATCACCTTCTAAAAAAGGTATTAAAGTTGCAGCAGTTAAAAGTTTACCAGTCCCAGGTAAACCTAAAAAACCTGAACCAGATTGTTTGATATAATCTTTTATGTTTCCTTCAGTTAAAGCAGTGCCTTCTTTTTTAAGAGCTTCAATAGCTTCTTTTCTACTTACATCTTTTGTACCAATTAAACTTGCTAAACCTCTTCCAGCCGTTGTTTGTCTCAAACCTTGAAAACTTAAAGGGATTTGTCCCGCACCACTTCCAAAAGCTTTGATACCTCCCACGCCTGCCATGCCTGCTAATTGAGAACCTCCTCCTACAATAGCAGCACTTTGTAATGCTGTTCTAGTTGATTTTCCTCTAAGTTTTTGTACGCCAAATGTGGCTAATGCAAGTGTAAATGGATCCATATACTATTTTCCCTAATAATAGCATATATTACCATTTTATTTACGTGCTATCAACTCATCGTAAAACTTGCCTTGATATTGGTGTTCTCCAACATGGACTATTGCATCGTTTACAAATGCATAACATTTACCACCTAAGTCTCTCCATAATTTACAGAAAGCAAAGTCTTCTCCATTGTATGTTTTTTCTTTAGGATCATGTAATGTATCAAAGAAATTCCACATGTTTGGCTTGTTTACATATTTACCATTAATAACTGTTTTTTGAACTATCTCTTTATCTGGATATTTTTCAATCATTTTTTCTATTACTTCTCTTTTAATAAGCATACACCCAGTTGGTGAATCAGTTACTTCCATAACACCTTTATTTAAATTAATGTTATTTACATCTGGCACTTTCATAGGATAAGTATGTAAAGCTCGTCTTATATCATCAGGGGATTTTATTCTACCCTCTTGCATTTTTTGAAATGCTTTATCCCACATTAAAGTTTTTAAAGGATAGGGTACAGATATAATATGTTTATCTGCTTTTAACATAGAAAATATTGATTTACCTTGAAAGTAAATATCAGAATCAATAAATAACAAATGTGTAGCTTTGGACTCTAAGAATCCAGCCACTGATAAGTTTCTTCCTTGCGTTACTAAAGATGATTTAATTAAATGAAAAGATACTTTTAATTTTTTCTTAAAACACATTTGTTGAAACTCAATTAATGCTTGTGTATAATGTATAGATACTTCACTATGAACAGGAGTAGCCACAAACAATTGAATATTTTTGTAATCTTCAGGTTCCTCTACCCATAAAGGTTCTACAGCCTTCTCATAATCAGATTGAGTTTCTATACTCACTTCTTGTAAAGTTTGATATGTATCTTCGTTAATATATTTATTACTTGACATTAATAGCCCCTTTCAAAAAATTCTCCCATTCTTTACCTTTTTTATCCCAACTATAAAATTTTTTAAAGTATTTCTGTTGGTCCTCTAGATGGTTTTGTATAGTGTCTGTGTGAAGATATTCAGAACAAGTATCTATTGCATTAGCAAAAGTGTGTCCCAAAAGTTGTAGGTCTTTACTATAATTTACATACACTGGCCACTCTGCACAAGTTTCTGGTAAAGCACCAAAATTTGTAGTTATAACATGAAGTCCAGCTGACAAGGCTTCTAAAGCAGATGCACAGAATGTTTCTTCAAAAATAGAAGGGTAAACAAAAAGATCGTAATTTGAAATATTTTCTAAAATATATTCATGAGGTTTATAGCCAATATAATTTACATTTCTTAGTTTCTTGGCTTGGTTAAACAAGGCCTCTGTATCTTTGTTAGTTCTTGTTGCAAATTCACTTCCATACACTTCATTTGAACTATAGACATCTAAAGTTATATTAGGGTTTTTTAATAACTGCATCGCTAACAGTAAAACATTTAGTCCTCTCCAAGGAGTGCAATGGTGCATAATTTTAATTGGATCTCCTTTTTTATATATTTTCCTTTTTGGAAAATGACTCGCACCATTTTTAATTACAATAGACTTATCTTCAGGTATTTGAAAAAAATATCTAAATTTTTCAAAATTCCAATGAGAGTTAAAAACATACCAATCATATTCATGATGTCTATCCTTATTTCTAAAAAAATTTTGTAAATTAGGTTGATCCCAAGAATTTTTTTGCCAAAGAATATTAATTTTGTTTGGATCTAAAGGAACCTTACCAGGAATTGATGTACAAATTTGAAATTTATTTAATAAATTTTTAGATACATATTTTTCTAATAACTCATGCTGAATCTCAGTAGCACCTCTAGGTTTCATTATTTTTTAGTTTTGGCACCTAAATTACCAGCCCTAGTAACTTTAATTTCTAAATCTTGCCTAAAATCATCAGCAGTAGTATCAGTATTGGGATCAGCAACATCAGCATCAAAATCAGCTTTAGTATCATATACTTTGCCTGTTCGTTTGTGTTTAATAATCTCTTTTGTTTCTACTGGTATTTTTGGTAAGTCACTCATTGTTTACGTCCTTGTCTATTATATTTTTTATTATGTTGCAACTTCTTTTTTTTGTTAACATTTTTTGTATGTCGTCTTGGTCTTTTACGAGGTTTTGGTCTAGGTACAAAGTGTATAAATTTTTGTCTAGCCATGTAATACTTTTATGTTAAATGAAACTGAAATTCTAGCCTTTTCCTCAGAGTGAGGAAAAACCATATGTTGTAAATGTGATGGAAAAATAACTAGTTGATTTTCTAAAGGTTGCAGGCAAAAATTTTCATCAAAATCTTTACCCTTAAAATTTTTTTGAATGTTCATTATTTGATTAGTTTTGTCTCCTCTATAAAATACTAATTCTCCATTTTTTTCTGAAACTTCTATGTAATAAACACCTGAAAAATCAGACATGGCATGATTATGTATTTTATTAAAATTGTGTTTATAATTTTTATTAATCCATAAATTTAACATTTTAAATTGTAATCTTGGGAAAAAATAACTTTGTGAAATTAGATCTGACGTTTTTTCTAATATAGGTCTTATGATATTTTCGTTCCATATATTTTTAGTTTGATATCCACCGTGATTAGAGATTTTATTTCCAGAATTTGTTTTTTCTTCATGATCTAAGGTAGATTTAATAAGATCTTTTAATTTTTTATTTTTGAAAGACCCAACAATTATAGAATCTTGAAATATTGTTATTTTAGCCATTCTCCTGTGATCTATCTAATAGAGCATATGATATTATACCTTGGATTTCATCAGCAGTCCCTGCTGTCATTTTTAAAACATCACTGGCTTCTAACACTAAGGTATGATTAATTATATCTTTAGTGGTTGATGCCGTTACAGACTCACTGAATATTCTAAAAGTCGCTGTAGCAGAAGCATCTGTTACTTGCACACTTAAATTAACAGCACCAGTTGAACCATTATTTATTTGTATTTGTTTTATTAAAACAGTTGCATCACTTGGAGCTGTTAGCACACTTATCGTACCAGTAGAGTTTAAATTAATTCCTTGATTCTTGTATCTAATTGTCATGATATAAACCAGGTAAATGTATCTTGTTCATTTTTAAGTTCTCGTTGATAAGAAGTGTTTAACTTATCTTGCATCGTTCGTAAAGACTGACTTACTTGCCTTTGGTTTTCCTCAGTATAAATGGGTGTAGGTTCAGGTATTACAATATCAACTCTGGCCATTATCTCATCCCATCTAATTGTACATCTGCTCTAAATGTTCCAAATCTCCAATTTTCATCTGTTGAAGTATTTGCTATTTTTAAACTAGCAAACCTACCTCTTGCTCTTGTATCCACTTTCTGTGTTGAACCCGTAACTGTAAATGGCCCTAAAGGAGAAGAAGCTTCAGCATCACTAGGAAAATTTCTTAATAAAATTGTTACTTGAGCATTACCTTGTAAAGTTTTAAAATCAGGTACAAATCTTCTCATACTCATAAAAAACTCAGCATTAGTGCCATCAGGATTTAAACTAAAATCTCCAGATTCTATAAAAGCTGGAATAGCCGTTTTATTACCAGCTGTATCTACTTGGTCAACACCAACTTCATGTGCATAATATATTGTTGAGCCATTTATGTTTGTTACACCTTGCACTGTAGGAAAAGTTCCAACACCTGTTGAGTTAAATTCTGTGGCGTAAGGGTTATCATAAAGATTAGCGTCTGCCCATGTTGTTCTAGATAAGGATCCAGTTACCCAAGTGCCATCTTGATAATTAAAACAAACATATCTATCATTAAAGTCAGCCCCACTTTTTGGATAATACCAACATATTTCTTCATACAAGTGATTTAAACCTGCATAAACTGATTCTCCATTCGAGTAATTTATTCCTAAATTATTTCCGTTTTTTGTTGTAAACACAAAATCCTCAACTGCACATGGTAATGATTTTACGGTACCATCATAAACAAAAAAACCACCAGACTCACCCATCCAATAAACAGCTCCATTTACATATTTAATTGAATGCTGTCCTATGGCTCCACAATTAGAACCTACTTGTCTTATTGAAAAAGTAAATGGTGGACCTACAAATTGCATTACATATGCAGCATTATCAGTTACAATTAAAATATAATCTTTACCCTTTA